GAGAAGATGGGCTTCCGTGCATCAGCTGATGACCGGTACAAAGTTCTTGAGATGCAAGTCGATCTCAACCTACCTGGGTTTGAAGATAAAGAGGACGGCAAAGAAACTGGTATCGCGCTTCCATACGTTGTCACTATTGAGAAGCAGACCGGAGAGATATTAGCAATCCGACGTAACTGGAGACCAGAGGATGATACTAAGCAAAAACGTAATCACTTCGTTCATTACCCATACATCCCAGGGTTTGGCTTTTACGCTTTTGGCCTTATTCATCTTATTGGTGCTTTCGCTAAATCTGGTACTAGCATTATTCGCCAACTTGTTGATGCTGGTACTCTCTCCAATCTTCCTGGTGGTTTTAAAACTAGAGGGCTTAGAGTTAAAGGCGACGACACGCCGATAGCACCAGCAGAGTTTAGAGATGTAGATGTAACAAGCGGAACAATTAAAGACAACATTATGACTCTCCCATATAAGGAGCCAAGTCAGGTGTTGTATACATTGCTAGGCAATATTGTTGAAGAAGGTAGACGCTTTGCTTCAGCAGCAGATTTAAAACTTAGCGATATGTCAGCACAAGCCCCAGTTGGCACAACGCTGGCTATACTAGAAAGAACATTGAAAGTGATGAGTGCGGTACAAGCACGAGTTCACTATGCTATGCGCGAGGAGTTCAAACTTCTCAAAGGTATCATTCGTGATTACACACCTGATGAGTATTCATATGAGCCAGTAGATGGCCCACCTCGTGCGAAGCGTTCGGACTATGACATAGTTGAAGTTATTCCTGTGTCTGATCCTAATGCTGCAACCATGGCGCAGAAGGTCACTCAGTATCAAGCTGTACTTCAGATGGCAGCGCAAGCTCCTCAGTTGTATGACTTGCCATACTTACATCGACAAATGCTTGAAGTATTGGGGATCAAAAATGCGCAGAAACTTGTACCGATGGAAGATGACCAGAAACCTCGCGACCCAGTCTCGGAAAACATGGATGTTCTTAGAGGAAAACCGGTCAAAGCCTTCATCTATCAAGACCATCAAGCACACATTACGGTTCATATGTCCGCAATGGAAGATCCAAAATTAATGTCGTTAGTACAACAAAGTCCTATGGCAAAACAAATGGGTGCAGCATTAGCCGCGCACATACAAGACCACCTAGCGTTTGAATACCGCAAACAAATCGAAGAAGCTGCTGGTGTTCCATACCCTGCTCCAGACGCAGAGATGGACGAGAATACAGAAACAGAGATCTCAAGACTCGCTGCCGCAGCTGCACAACAAGTTCTGCAAAAGAACAAAGCTCAAGTTGCTCAAGAACAAGCTCAACAAGCTGCTCAAGATCCTATCGTCCAAATGCAACAACAAGAGTTGCAGATCAAAGCGCAAGAAACGGAAATCAAGAAACAAAAACTTGCACTCGACTCCGCTGCAAAAATGGATCAGTTGGAAATCGAGAAAGAACGTATCGCCGCGCAAGAGCGCATCGCTGGACTACAGGTTGGCGCCAAGATTGCTACAGACAAAGCCAACTTATCTGCTAAACAACAAGAAGCAGGTCTACGCATTGGTGTAGATGTAGCCAGAGAGATGTCTCAGGAAAACAGGGCATTACAGAATCAGCAACAACCAAGAAAGGAGAATGAGTGAGTTCAGATCTTCTCAAATACCTAGCAATGCGGGTAGATGGGGAACTTAAAGCAATAGAGCAGGATTTAGTGCTAGGAAAGTCTAAGGATTTTGCCGCGTATCAACATTCGTGCGGAATCTATAGAGGGCTTTTAATAGCTGAGAATATTTTAACTGAAACATCAGAAAGGATGGAAAACGACGATGAGTGAACTTCTTATCGGCACGAACCCCGATAATCCAGAAGAAGCTACAACATTACCTGATACTGCTGAGCTAAAAGCTAAGCAACTACCAGATCCCTCTGGTTATCGCATTTTGTGCGCAATCCCCGACATAGAAAAAGAGTTTGAAAGTGGTCTCGTTAAGTCAGATATGACTTTGCAAAACGAAGAGATCCTTGCAACTGTTTTGTTTGTTATGAAGATGGGGCCAGATTGTTATAAGGATAAAGATAGATTTCCTGGCGGTGCATGGTGCCAAGAAGGTGACTTTGTTCTTGTACGCCCACACGCAGGGTCAAGGCTCAAGATTCATGGTAGAGAATTTCGGATCATTAATGACGACAGTGTCGAAGGGGTTGTAGAAGACCCTAGAGGCATTTCTCGTGCTTAAGGAGAGGGATATGGCAGAAGCTGAGAAACAAGAAGCAGTAGAGAAAGAAGAACCTGATTTTGAGATCGAAGGTGAAGAGCAAGAAGTAGAACTCAAAGTTGAAGATGATACTCCTGAAGAAGACCGCAATCGGTCTCCGATGCCTAAAGAAATAGTAGAGGACTTGGAGAATGATGAGCTGGATAACTACTCAGATGGAGTAAAAGAACGGCTTAAGCAGATGAAAAAGGTCTGGCACGATGAGCGTCGGGCTAAAGAGTCTGCTATGCGGGAGCATCAAGAAGCTATTTCTATGGCTAAGAAAGCAATGGAGGAGAATAAACGTCTCCGCGCCGAAGCTGAAAAAGGCCGTGAAACATACCTTAATACTGCAAAACAGTCGTTAGAGTATGAATTAGAAATGGCAAAACGAGCTTATAAAGAAGCATATGAATCAGGTGATACTGACTCTATTGTTGAAGCTCAAGGTAAACTTTCTGACGTAAATTGGAAGCGACAACAACTTTCAACATATGAAAAACCTAGACAAACTGAAGAAAATAGTGTAAACACTGAATCAACTGAACCGCAAAGACCTCAGTTAGATGCTAAAACCATGGCGTGGCAAGAACGCAATACTTGGTATGGCTCTGATCCTGAGATGACTAGCTCAGCACTTGGACTACATCAAAAGTTAGTTCAAACAAAGGGTGAGTCTTATGTGGGTACAGATGACTATTGGGCGGACGTTGACAAAACAATGCGCCGCAGATTCCCTGAGTATTTTGAGGGAGAAGATTCATCGGACGGGGGCGGCAAGCCCGTTCGTGCAGAAAACAAACCCGCCACTGTGGTTGCTCCGGCATCCCGAAGTACATCTTCCAAACGGATCGTACTCAAGCAGTCTCAGGTGGCTATAGCTAAAAAACTTGGCTTAACCCCTGAACAATATGCTAAAGAATTAAGGAGATTGGAGAATCAAAATGGCTAATACTAGACTTGCACGCGAATTAGATGATAGGTCCAAGACGGAACGTCCAAAACAATGGACAAGACCTGAGGTACTACCTGAGCCAACCAAAGAGGCAGGGTATACGTACCGTTGGATTAGGGTTGCACTTAATGGACAGGCTGATGCCCGTAATGTCTCTGCCAAACTCAGAGAAGGGTGGGAACCTGTACGTATTGAGGAACAACCACAATTTAAAATGCTTGTTGATCCCGACAGTCGATATAAAGACAATGTTGAGGTCGCGGGTTTGTTGCTCTGTAAGATGCCTGATGAGATGGCTAAACAGCGTAATGATTATTATGCTCAACAGTCTAAAGCTCAGATTGAATCTGTGGACAACAACTTTATGAGAGAGAATGACCAACGTATGCCACTCTTTTCAGAGAAACGTACAAGTACGTCATTTGGTAAAGGTAAATAATTTTTAGAGAGGTTTTAACATGGCTACTACAGCTGCTCCTTACGGTCTAAAACCCGTAAAGCGTGCCGATGGCATGCCCTATGCTGGTGCTACTAGTCAATACCTAATCGACCCTGCTGGTGAAGCAACTAACCTTTTTTACGGTCAAGTTGTTATTATCGGTGCGGACGGTTATATCGCATTGGCTACAGGTACTGGTGCAGACCTTACAACTAACAGTATCAGTGGTACTTCCGGTGTCGGTGGTATCGGTGTATTTGTTGGATGTGAGTACACTAACGCGCAAGGTCAGAGACTTTTTGCTCAATATTACCCAACTGGCACAGCCAACGGTGGTTCTATCAAAGCATATGTTGTTGATGATCCTGATGTTCTTTTCCAGGCACAATTAGATGGTGCTGGTGCTCAAACTGTTATTGGCGCTAACACTTTCTTCGCTGCTGCTCAAAGTACCTCAACTGGTGATACAGCTACAGGTAATTCGACTTCAGCATTGGATGCTACTGTTGTTACTACAGCAGCTGCTTTCCGTATTGTTGCCCATGTTTCTGATCCTAGTGATGCTTTCCCGGATGTTCTTGTTAAGTTCAATCCAAGCGCTCACCAGATGACGAACAACGTCGGCCTATAAGGAGTAACATAATATGGCTATTTCACGCGCACAACTATTAAAGGAACTCCTTCCTGGTCTTAATGCCCTTTTCGGTATGGAATACAGCCGATATGGTGAAGAGCATAAGGAGATTTTTGAAACCGAATCATCCGAGCGTTCATTCGAAGAAGAAACAAAGCTATCAGGGTTCTCTGCTGCTCCAGTAAAGAACGAAGGCAGCTCAATTTCTTACGACAATGGTCAAGAGGCTTGGACTTCACGTTATACACACGAAACCATCGCTCTTGGCTTCTCTCTTACTGAGGAAGCTATTGAAGATAACTTGTATGACTCATTGTCATCACGTTACACAAAGGCTTTGGCTCGTGCTATGGCTTACACGAAGCAAACTAAAGCTGCTTCTGTCCTTAACAACGGTTGGGATACTGACTACACTGGTGGTGACGGCAAGGTTCTCTTTGCTACAGATCACCCACTAGTATCTGGTGGTACCAACAGTAACACTCCATCTGTCCAAGCTGACCTTAACGAAACTTCTCTTGAAGCGGCTGTTATTCAGATTGCAGGTTGGACGGACGAGCGCGGTCTTCTGATTGCTGCTAAGCCACGTAAACTTATCGTTCCACCAAATCTACAGTTTGTTGCTACTCGACTCCTTGAGACTGAGAAGCGTGTAGGTACGGCTGATAACGATATCAACGCTATCATGACCAACGGTTCTATCCCAGAGGGTTACACAGTTAACCACTTCTTGACAGATACCGATGCTTGGTACCTTACAACT